CTGAGAATGCTAAGTTCAAAGCTACTTTCCGTGGTTCGTTTGGTTGGTCTGATCCACGAGGTGTTTTCGGTTCGCCTGGTGCAGCGTAATAACTTGGTGTTCATAAGTGAACGACTAAACTAAGTTACATTAATAGCCGTCTTTAATGACGAGTTGAAGACGGCTTTATCAAATGGGTAAATGAAAGTTAAAATCTTTCAGGCAGTTCTTTGAGATAAGAATTGTTCCAGAGGAGAAAATTATGGGCGTAACAAATTATCCAAATGGTATCACATGTGATACTACCAAATATGTTTCTTATGATTCAGGATCTACTGTACCTACAAGTGGTACTGCTGGTTACAATCCTGGATGTCTTTTTACTAAGAGTAATGCATCTCTTGGCCAGGCAGTTCAATGGGTTAATATGGGAACTGCAGCTTCTTGCTTGTTTGTTCCTATTGGTTCAGTTTATGGTTATGGAATCAAGCTTGCTGAAGGGCCAGTTACTTCTGCTGGTGGTGATACTACTGAAGTAATTACTCGTAGTGGAATGATTCTTTCAACTGATTTAGCTATTGTTAATCATGAAGTTTCTGATGATAATGATCAGATTGTTTCTGCAATGGCTACAGACAATACGATTACTATTGTTGGTAGTGCAGATCCTAGTACAGCACATGGTTATAATTATGCGTTATTGCGTAATCGCTGTGTTCCTGAATGGGATATAGTTGCAGCAGGAACTCACACGACTGCTGGTGGTGCTGCAGCAGAAGCTATTACAGTATCTGGTGTACTAGCTACTGACATGGCTTTTGTCAATTATGGTGCAACGAACGATACTGATACTATTAGTGATATTGTTTGTACAACAAATACTATCACTGTTACAATGTCAGCAGATCCTAGTACTGCACATTCACTTCATTATGTTGTTGTTCGTCCAAGAGGTACTTTTAAGCCAAGTCATTATATTGCTTATGCAGGTAAGCATACTACAGTTGGTGGAGCAGCTGCCGAGGCAGTTACAGTCTCTGGAGCACTTGCAACTGATATTCCGATCGTAGTTTATAATACTACTAATGATACAGATAGTATCCTTAAGGTAGTAATGACTGCAGATACTATGACTGTTACTTGTTCTGCTGATCCATCTACTGCACATGCTTTTACTTACATGATTCTTCGTGCTTATTAAGTAATTTTAATCTTCCACAGAAGCCCAGTATTCTGTGGAAATTTAAACTTACTTAAAATAATTGTTAATTAATTTTACTTTTGGAGAAGTCATGCGAGGAAAAACATTAATTGAATCTACAACTGCGGCAGTTAATGCAATTTTAATTATTGATAATCAAAATATGAATGGATCACTTTCAATCGTTGGAGTAGTAACTACTGAAAGTGTTGCTATTCAAATTCCTAAGGTTGCAAGTCCTGCAAAAGATACTGATGCTGATTGGACTAATTATGTTTATGATAGTACTACTTATGTACTTAATGTAACTAATAATCGCATTAGTCTTCCTTTCCGTGGAACATATCGGATAGCTAAGCCTGAAAGTATTGGAAATGCTTTTGGTATAAAGTTTGAATAAGGTTTGAATAATGCTTAGTTCATCTATTGTAAATTCATTGCAGTCTTCTATGTCTGGAATGTATAGATATGGTGGAAATTCCTACGAGTTCTCCAAGCATTTACGCCAGGGATAGTTCCCTCATAATCTGTCTTCAATGCTGCATCAGATTTTGGCCCGGCTGAAAATGATTAAAAGATATAAAGAAAGGAGAAGGCATGAATAAAATGATACCTATGCTTGGAATTAAATACTTATCAAACAAACTTGATGGAAAAAATACTTTAGCTGGAGCAGTAGTATTATTGTTTGTTGGGATAGTAAAAATAATCATGGGTTTTGTAATGTTTGCTAAGTTAATTTGGCCCACTTTAAATGTTCCTGAAGTATCAGGCCCAGTAGATATTGACATGGCTTGGCAATCTATTGAATTAGGTGCAGCGAGTTTTGGCTTAGGGTGGGCAGCAATTGGACTTGGGAGAAAGTCAGAAAAGATTAATGATGCTATTTCTAATTCTTAAATTAAAAGGCTCTTTACATGACTGATAGAAGAAAGTTATCTGAGGAAGATATTCAAGCATTTATTAATGCCTTAAATGAAAATGAAAACCATTGCAGATTTAAAGGAATTGATCCTCAAAGATTAGCAGCTTCTATTGAATTTACTGAAGCTCTTACTACTGCAATAAATGATAGTAAAAAAACAGCGAGAAATACATTAATAAAATTATTGATTGCTGGAATTATAGGACTTCTTGCTCTTGGTACTGGAGTTAAAATTAAAACGATTATTTTTCCATGAATGCTATTGAAAAAATTATAACAAAACTTCAATTATTGCTTGCCAAAGAAGAACTTATCTTAGTAAAAGATGCTGCAGGTATAATTGATCCAAAAGGTATTGATTCAAAGATTAGAACACAGGCTATAAAAGATTGTATTAGTATTGTTAATAAGGAATTAAACAATGACATATAGGCCAGGTGATTATTTTGTTATTTGTGATCAATGTGGATTTCAACGTTATGCTTCTGACTGTAAAATGACTTGGGATAAATTATTTGTTTGTGCAGATACTTGTTGGGAAGAAAAACATCCACATTATACTGATCCTAAACCACTTGGAGAGAAGCAAAGCGTCCCTGTCAATCGGCCAGAACCAACAGAAACTTTTATTGATCCTAATAATCCAATAACATCAAATGATTTATAATCTTGGAGAATTTTAATGTTAAGAACTGATTATGCATTTGATGCAAGTGAAGGAACAATAACTTTTACTGATTCTGTAATTGAAGCAAATATTGAAGTTATTATAAATGCTACAGATGAAGTTACTATTTATAATTCAGTTTCTTCAGTAAATACAGGCACACTTGTTGGACAAGTTTTTACGCTTGCTTATGACACTGCTACAATGTCTGATACTGATGACCTTCAGATTTTTTATGGAGATTCAGTAGTATCAACATCCACACATACTTTTAAATCATTAATAGATAGAGCTAATATTATTGTTAATGATACTAATTTATTTACTTCTTTAGGTGATTTTATTAATCAAGGAGTTTTTGAAATTGCTGGTGGAATGCCTTCATTATTAGATGGAATAGCAAATCCATTACCAAATTCACTTACTCCACCTATACCAGAATTATTTACAATAGGTACTGTAAGTACTTCTACTGCAGCTTTTGTAAATATGCCAGTTAATTTTCATAGAGATTTACAATTTGCTGCTGCATCTACTGGAAGTGAAATTGATATAGCTGATTCATTTATTGAATTTGCAGAAACTTATCCATTGTTAAATAAGTCTGGGAGAATATCTGAAGTCATTGAACACGGAAGGAAGTTATATTATCAAGGTATTCCAGCTGTTAGTGAGGAAATCACAATACATTATTATAGAAAACCAGTTAATATGGTTGCTGATGCTGACACTCCAGATGGGATACCAGAACATTTGCAAGTATCATTACTTGTCAATTTTGCTGCATGGAAAGCTTGGGAACATATTGAAGATGGTATAGAAGGCGAAATGGTAAATACACTGAAGTTTAAAAATGCTTTTCTTGAGGCCATGCGAACATTTGAATTATCCATTCCACTTGATACCCGTGGATTAAGGTTGAGATAAATTATGGTAGCAACTACTGAATCAGTAAAAGTTATAGTCTTTGCACTTGCATCAAATATGTAATCAGTTCTAAGCATTAAAATTCTCCAAAACAGGTAAATAAATTTTTATAAGTCATCTGAAGTTATTGGAGTAGTTATAAAATTTTCAGTTGACTCTGGTCTATAAACTGGAACACTTTGCTTTTCACCAAGTGGTTTTGGATCTGTATAGTGTGGATGTTTTTCTTCCCAGCAAGTATCAGCACAGACAAAGAGCTTATCCCAAGTCATCTGACATTCTGATGCATATCGCTGAAATCCACATTGGTCACAGATTACTAAATAATCTCCAGGTCTATATGACATAATTTAATTTCCTTTAATCTCATTCCAAGCAAGATCATAATAGTTATTCCAAGTACTTCTATGAGGCTTACCTGGTCTCCAAGCAGCAATATATTGATTCCATGAACCTTCGTAATCACCCTCTTGCGGAAGGGCTTCTGGCAATGTCCAAAGTAACAATCTTGCAAACACAGTTGCTAACGCATCATTATGTTCAATTGCAGTATGGCAATCTATTGAAGAATAATTATGATATTCAAGCCTACTCAATACATCTTGTATAAAAAGTTTTGTAGCTTGATGAAAAAGAACTCCAGAAACTCCACCACCGCACTCAAACTGGAAAAACCCTTTAGCGGGCCCATCACAATATTGTCTTCGAGCAGTAAACCTATTCCCTTCCTGCTGACCAATTGCTAGCAACATAGCTCTTGCTTCAGAAGTATCCATAACTTCTGGCAAAAGATTCAACCCGGGAATAATTACAATATTAAGAGCATCTTGTAGAAGCATATTTATTCACCTGCAACAAGTTCTTCTTGGACAATTTTCAAACAATCTTTAATCGTTTGTATTCGAACCTGACTATCAATTCCTTTAGCAGTAATAATCCAAGCGCCATCTTTCTCTGGAATAGATTCTTCCTGCTGTAGCATCTTAATGATTCTGGCTTCAATGTCATTCATGGCAAACCTAATCCTTGTTTTATTTTTGCATATAATCCAAGTACAAGCAGTGTCAAAAGTCCACCAACTCCAGCTACCAATACAGTTTTTCTTACAGTTGATCCTGTTTCAGATAATAATGATTCAATATGTTCAGTTAATCTTACCGCTGCATGTAATCTATCTGGACTAATACCATCGTATCTACAAATATGTACCGATATACGAGCATCTATAGCCTTTACTAATGCTTCAATATCTTCATCTGAAAATCTTCGGCGATCAGTGCCGGTGTCTGAATCGTCAGTCATTTCTCACCCTTGCGGCAGTTCAGATATTTTCTGTTCAAGTGAGAGTCTTTTAGTCATGTTTCAATTATATACATTCTATAAATAATTCAATCTATTATTGCATTGACATTCCCTAGACAATCCTCTGTATGTTATTATGAAGGGGGCTAGAGGTGTTTCAAGAGATTAGTCTTTATCCACTTGAGTCAGTCTGGTTTCCAGTATCATCGAGATATAAAATTCAGTTTATCACTCATTGGATAGAAATCTATATCTCCATATTCTTTCGTTCGTATTTTGTAAAACTTGTTAGGATATTCTTCGGTGTCAAAATAGTCGCATA